CGCAGTATTTTGTTTGATCCCACAGTTAAAAATGGCAAAGATCTTGTTAATCGAGTAAAACGTAGAGAATGGTTTAGACCATTTGCCGGCACAGTTATGGCAGAACATGCCAACGACTGGTTTGATTTTAGATCTAGAACAGACAGCCCATCTATGATGTATGCTGTAGATGTATTGGAAGATAAACGTGACACAATCCCAGCAATTACTCACGTTGACGGCACTTGCAGAATTCAAACTGTGACCAATGCACAGAATCATCACTACTATACACTGATTGAGGAATTTAACAAAATTAAGGGTGTGCCAATTTTGTTTAATACTAGTTTTAATCTTGCAGGGGATCCATTAGTTGAGACTGTGGACGAAGCACTAGAAACTCTAAGAAAATCTGATTTAAAATACCTATGGCTTCCTGAAATAGGAAAACTACTAACTAAAACTGATTTTAATCAGGCATAAAAAAGGAGCACTAAGTGCTCCTTTTCTTATATAGTGTTAACAAAGTCTAACAAACTGCTAAATTCTTGAACTTTTATTTGATGAGTTAATTCAAAGGCTTTGGTTTTAACTTCATTATTTTTAGATTTAATCAACACAGGAGTTGCTTTGACTTTGGTTGCTGCCTTGACATCAGTGGCATCGGCTCCTACAAACACTGTTTCAGACCACTTGACCATTTTTTCATTTTGAGCACGTTCAAACATTCCTGCATTAGGCTTAACATAGGGATCGTTCTTATCAACGCCCGGGGCATAATATGCATTTTTTATACGACCACCTAGGCGTTCAACACCGTCTCTAGTGGCTGCTAAAATATTTTCAAAGTCTTGAACTTCTAAGTTTCGTGTTCTGTGTGTAGGCTGTCCCGATATAACTAGAAGGTCATACCCTTTTTGTGCTAAAAGTTTGATTGCTGCCTCAGCCCCGTCGGCAATTTGCAGTTGATCACCGGGGGTAAACGGCTTCGAGTTATCGAAAATAACTCCAAATAACGATACACCGACAACTTTTCGGTTGGCTTGGATATCCCATATATCTTTCATGTAGTTAGCATAACGACCCATAATATTTCCTTTTTATTATATATGCGTTTTACTTATGCTGGCCTAATTATCTTATCCGAATAAATATACTGAAGAGCCCATTATGTTAAAATTCACTGATTTTTTTAAACAAAGCCCCCAGAACAAGTTGTCGTTAAAAAATAACACACAGCTTGCATACAAAGGAGCTTGGATACAAGTATATCCCAATACCGTGATAGATCGATGGTATGTTGGAGATTATTCCAGCGCCAATTATACAATCACCGTTGAGTTCAACAGCAATAAAAAAGAAGTATTACAAGTGTTGATTGTTGCTCGCCCGGATCAAGCAAGTGTAACAGTGTTTGGCCGAACTAGCATCGATGACAGCTTAGTAAACATCACTGCTACTGTAAACGACAGTTATGTTGATGTAATTGCCAATGCTACCGATACTAGCTTTATAGGGTCAAAGTTGATATTTTATGCAATGTATGCTGAAACTATTACACCATTAACAGTTTCAGAAGCTACATCTTTCGTTGATAGCACTGAAGGTGGCGGTGGGTATGATGGGGGTGGTGGATCAGGCGGCGGCGGTGCTTCTAGTTTTAGTGAACTAACTGGACAAATAGCCCTTGGACAAATTCCAAACACCTTAATTACTCCAGCTAAATTAAATCTCAATGCTAGTCTATTACCCACCACTGATATTACCTATGATTTAGGCAGTGCTAGTTATCGCTGGAAAGATTTGTATCTAAGCGGATCTAGTATTAAATTAGGATCAGCAACTATAACTGCCACCGGCTCAGCTGTTAATTTACCAGCTGGGACCACTATTGGCGGTTCGTCTGTAAGCGGATTTTCAACAGTTGAAGTCAGTGGACAATCCAACATTGTAGCCGACAGTGCCGGAGATACATTGACATTTGTTGCAGGACCAGGTATTGCCATTACAACCAGTGCTGGCACAGATACTATTACTATAACTAACACTGGATCAGGTGGTGGCGGTGGTGGCGGCGTAAGTGCAGGAACTGCTACAAGATTGGCCTACTATGCGTCAACTGGTTCAGTTATACAAGATACTGGCACAAATTTAACTTGGAGTGGAACCAACCTAAACGTCACGGGCACTATTACTGCTACAGGAGCAGTAAGTTATGTTCGAGCTTATTTTGATACTCTTGTAGAATTAACTGCTGTGAGTCCAAGCACATGGCACGGTATGGTAGCACATGTTCACGAAACTGGTCGGATATATTTTGCACACGCAGGCGCTTGGGCGCCAGTGGCTAACCTCAGTGATTTAAATATTTTTTCTACTATTGCAGTAGCTGGCCAGACTAGTGTAGTGGCAGATAGTGCCACAGACACATTGACATTAGTGGGTGCAGGCGGTATTACTATTACAACTAATGCAACCACTGATACCATAACTATTACAGGATCAGGTGGAGGAGGCAACTTAGATTCATTAAGTGATGTCGTTATTACGTCCCCAACAACCAATCAAGTGCTAAAATATGATGGATCTAATTGGGTAAATGGCACAGATGCTACAGGTGGTGGTGGTGCAACCTCTGATAGTTTTACTACAATTGCAGTAGCTGGCCAATCAAATGTGGTGGCAGATTCTAGCACGGATACTCTAACATTAGTTGCCAGCACCGGCATATCTATTACCACTAACGCCAGCACAGACACTATCACTATTGCCAGCACAGTGTCATCAGGTGCTACAGCATTCACCGGACTATCAGATATCTCCACCTCTGGATTAACTGTGGACAAAATTTATCTGCCAGCAATCACAATGTTAGATGTCACTGCTAATGGCAGTAGTGCATATAGATTTGATCAGTATGGCACAACAGATGACCCTACCATATATGCCATCAGCGGAACTACTATAGCATTTAATTTAGCAGGAGCTTCAAGCCATCCATTCTTAATTCAAACCAGCGGCGGCTCAAATTACGACACTGGTTTGGTGCATGTTACAACTACTGGCACAGTGGCCACAGGATCAAGTGCCCAGGCCAAGCAAAGTGGCACCTTATACTGGAAAATTCCAGCAGGCACAACCGGGAATTATAGGTATCAATGTGCTTCTCATGGAGCCATGTTCGGAGTAATAACCATTAAAGATATTTCAGCAATATAATAGGAAGAATATATGGCAGTCATTTATAAACAATTAGCATCAAGATACGGTTTTACAAGTCCGGGATTTGCAGTAGACTCAACTGGAAATATAGACATTGCTGGAGACTTAACCTATAATGGCGCACCAGTAATTACCAACGGCACTGTTGCTTCCGAGAGTGGGGACTTAATAGCTCATCAAATTGTAACTATTAATGCCAGTCCTACAGGTTCTATAAATAATGTTGTCATTGGTGCGACTACAGCAAGGGCTGGAACTTTTACTACAGTAACAGCAACCACAGTAACAGCACCCACTGTAACCGCAACCACGGTATCAGCATCAACAGTTACTATTACACAACCTACTACCAATGTTAATCACGCGGCAACTAAGAAATATGTCGACACACGAGCTATTGCTATGTCAATTGCAATGAGCTAAACCAAGGAAATTTTTAAATGGCAAAGAAGCAGATATCAACATACAAATTTGTTCCGGGAGCAATTCCTCCGGCATATAATCAATACCCTGATGCAGTGGCATTGTTAACCGCAAATAAAACTTTTCTTATCGAGGAAATGGACGCTTATGTCCGCCAACAAATATTAGCTGGTAACGCTCCGTTTAATGGTTATGTCTATGATTCTACTAGATCCGACAAATGTAAAAGAGATACCGGATATTTTATCGATGCAATAATTTATGACTTAACATATGGTGGCAATAGTTTAACATATCAAGTAGCTGCTAGATACTACCTCAGCGGCGTTATTCAAATTCTTACACCAGCTGTAGAAGTAGCAACACACACATGGCTGCGTGGAAAAATTATTACCAATATTTTACTTAATACTACCTACACGCCAATAAACTTAACAGTAACACAGGTAACATTAGATAATAATGCCGAAGCAGCCGCAGTGACATTGTCAGGCGCATTGGCCAATTATATCATTAACACTATTAATACAGGACTGTCCAACCTACCAACACCGGTAGCTCCAGACACGCAAGGTGGAGGATTATTACCAAATGCGGTGGCGTTATTAGAAGCTAACAAACGATATGTCCAAGAAGAAGCCATGGCATACATTGCCTATAGTGTAGCTAATAATATTAGTCCTTACATTTATTACACATACAATGCAGAAAAATGTCGTCGAGATATTAGCTACATTTTAGAAGGCTATCTCAGCGACCTTAAAAATGGCGGTAATCGTCAGACACGCAGTAATGCATCGAAATATTGGGAAAATGGAGTTGCACAAGTTGACGGAGATCGCCAGCCTGAAATCGTTGCACATACTTTTATTAAAAATTTAATAGAAAATTATATTTTAGCAAATGTTGCGTTTACCAGCAGACAAACTACAGTTAATCAAACTATAAATCTTGCCTATGCTGCTGAAACTACTGCTAATACTAGAATATCTGAACTAGCTGGAACAGTTATTGATGTTATTACTAACGGTGTTTCGGCATTGCCCACCGTGATATCGAGTCGAGGCTATGTTAAATTTCCGGGCTTCTTCAAACAAAAAGATATATTGCTAATCACCAACACTGATAGAAACACTATATTATATAACTTTGCTGATTCAACTACCGCAGGCGAATTAACATACAGCACTGATTTTGACAGTGATTTTCCTGGAGCACTTTACGGCAACGAGAAAATTACCACAGTAACATTTGATGCAGATACTACTGCAATGATGGTCACTGACAATATTCAGATATTCGTTGAAGGCAAAGAACAAGCAGTTAGACTAAATTCTATTGCTACAGACGCAATGGAACGTATGAAAGTTGGCATTCCGCAGGCCATGCTTGATGCTGACTTTGAATACGGACTCCAGCCGACTAAATGGCAGGCATTATCTTTGATGAGAGGATATCCTTCAATTTATGAAATTCCCAACAGTGACATTGCGGTTACACTGGTTCAAACAGATGCCAGCGCAGGTGTTGGTGGATCTGGTGCTAGCTTAATCACCGTTAGCTGTGTGGCAGCACATGGATTTGCAGTAGGAGATCCTTTTACTATCAAAGCATTGGCTAATTCTGTGTCAGGATTTAGCCGTGCAGAAGGTAGTTTCTTAGTATCTAGTGTTCCTGGTCCGACAAGTTTTACATTTTATGCCAAATCAAAAGTAGGAACTTCAAATCCAGAAACACTATCATCAATATACACACAAGTTCGTCGAGGCGGGTTTTATACTGGATCTGCTGTTGGCATTCCGTCATTCTCTGTGTTTTCATCGGGCGTCAGCGGCAGTGTTACTACCAAATTAATCACACAATCAGGTGTGGACGTTATAGGTTTCTTAGCACCTCCACCTCCACTAGGAGCACCGTTAAGTGGTGGTGGCATCGCAGGAGGTGCTCAGATCACTGCTGTTAATGGTCCAGGAGGCACAGCTGCAACGACAACTTTGATAGTATCGGCAGCCATTGGAGATACTACTATTACAGTAAATGATACAACTGGTATCAGTGCTGGATTAGTGTTTGATCGAGGTGACGGTGTTGCCGTATTAATTACCAGTGTAGTTGGCAATGATCTTACACTCAGTTCTGGGTTGACTGCGGCAATTCTCGGAACGTCTGAAAATTATAATGCTCGAACACAGTCTGCTACTAGCGGTTCTGGATCTGGTGCATCATTTGATATTAACAGAAATGGAGCCGCCTATAGTGCCAACGTTGCCACTCCAGGTTCGGGATATGTTAATGGCGATACTATAACCATTGCAGGCGCAGATCTAGGCGGAGCAACACCTGCTAACAATGCTACAATCACGGTGATAACAGCTAGTTCTATAAACAGTGCTGCAACGTTTGATGAAACTACATTATCCAGCGGAACACTCTATACTGATGCCGCTGCGGTTCCAACAACCACTGCAGGTCTTGGCACTGGCTTAACAGTTAACATTACCACTGACGGATTGGGCGGTGTTATAGCTATCACCATAGCCAACGGAGGTAGTGGATATCTTGTTGGAGATAGTATAGTAGTAGATCAAATTGGTTCTGGCACCAACGCTACTATTCAAATTCTAACAGTGAACCCCGGTGGCGCTATTCAAACTCTTGATATAGTTGTTGCTGGAACACCTGTTACTGCTACTGCAAAAGATTTTATCAGTGCATTTACTATGAGTGCGCCAACAACAGTTCAGATAGCCGACGCCAATGGCGGCATTAGTTTCAGTGCTATTTCGACTATTCAGGTAACATTTCCCACAGCACATGGATTTATCCCAGGAAATACTATTACCACTCAAATTACCAGTTCAGGGACCGGTGCTCAGTTAGCTGCTGGCGCATACTTTGTTGAACAAGTGCCCGATGCACTAACATTACGATACACTGCAAGAGCTCCTGGCGCAATTAGCAACACGTTAACTGGAAACTTGTATGGTCGTCCAGATGGTTTCTTTATTCACAGACCGTTTGACGGAGGTGTTCAATTAGGCACAGGTGGCCCGGCACACGGATCAGCTGCTATACGTATGAGTAAAAAATACATACGTTATCAATCTGGTAAAGGTGTTATGTATAATACCGGTGCATTATTTGCTCCTAGCTATGACATAAGCACCATAACTGCTAACGGAACAGCAGTAGGTTCAATTATTACCATTACCACGGACGACACCGATCACGGTTGCCAAGTAGGCGGAAACATCACAATCTCAGGAATAACTACATCCGGTTACAATGGTAACTATACTGTCAGTGATATTATTACAGAGCGTGTATTTTGTGTAGTTGCCACCCAAGCATTAGGTGCAACTACAGCAGTATTATCAACACAGAGTCAAATGTCTGTAAGAACATGGCATGGTTCTACAATTCGTGCAGGTATTTTTGACGATCAAAACGGTATGTTTTGGCAGTATGATGGACAGCGTATGGCAGCGGTCAAGCGTTCTAGCACATTCCAGATAGCCGGAACAATTTCTGTTGCAGCTAACTCAAATTTAATAACAGGAGTTAACACACGATTTACACAGCAATTAGCCGCAGGTGACCGCATTGTTATTAGAGGTATGAGTCATGTAGTCAGTCAAGTGATTAGCAATACTAGTATGACTGTAACTCCTGACTATCGAGGTGTGGCAGATGTTAGTGGTGTAAAGTGTAACAAGACACAAGATTTAATAGTCCCTCAAGAAAATTTTAATTTAGACACTGTTAACGGTTCAGGACAAAGTGGTTACAACATAGATGTTACAAAAATGCAGATGATTGGTATTCAGCATACATGGTATGGTGCTGGATTTATTGATTTTATGTTAAGAGGTAGTGACGGTAACTATGTATTTGCACATAGATTCCGTAATTCAAACTTTAACACTGAAGCATACATGCGTTCAGGTAATCAACCTGTTCGTTACGAAGTTATCAACGAAGGCGCTAAAGATAAGTTATCAGCGGCAATGACCAGCAGTCAGACTACAATTCCTTTAGAAAATGCCTACTGGTTTCCAAGTTCTGGAACTGTGATGATTGACAGCGAGTTGATTAGATTCACAGGTAACACTGGAACAACATTAACTGGATGCACACGAGCTGCATCATTGACACAATTTGCAGCTGGAGCCCAACGAAGTTTCACAGGCGGTGTAGCTGCTACTCACAGTGCCGCATCAGGTGTTGTCCTAGTGTCAAACACTATTACTCCTAACATTAGCCATTGGGGATCAGCATTCCTGCTAGACGGACAATTTGACAGTGATCGTGGATATTTGTTTAACTACGCTGCCACAGGTGTTAGCACCAGCGTTGAAAAAACCACTGCGTTTTTAATTCGATTAGCACCTAGTGTAAGCAATGCGCAAATTGGAGACTTGGGTGAAAAAGAACTACTAAACCGAGCACAATTTTTATTAAGTAACATTGCAATTACCACAGACCCTGTGTCATCGGTAGATCCATTTACTGGCAATACTTGGAGCAGTGGCGGCACTGCTACCAGCGGATTGTATTATAGCAACGTCAGCGCAGGTGTTAAAAACTGGTATCAGGCCACTAGCACCGGCACGTTTAGTTCAACAGCACCAACGTTTACCAGTGGAACTGGTGCAAGTGCAACTTTTGGTGTTAACCTAACCTGGGCAGGTGCAACCCCAAATAACGCAGGTGCCATTGTTGTTGAAGGCGTATTAAATCCTGCAAACTATCCTACAGACCCGACTAAGATTACGTGGACTGGTTTATCAAGTTCAGCGGCTGGTGGACAACCTAGCTTTGCACAGGTAGCCAGCGGTGGTTCTGTAACATGGAGCGGAAACACTTCAACGACCACTGCTACAGTCCAAGGAGCATTTACTACCACAATTACAGCCAAGAGTTTTGCTGCGGCTACTACTTCCTTAACTGCTACTGGATTTATATCAGTTAATCGAACAGCCAATGCACCACAAGTTACTAGTGTTCAAAATGGCACGTATCAATTTGCATTTAGAAATGGCCAGACTGACTTTTTAATTCCACAGGCAACTTTGACAGCACTGTCCAGCGGAACCCCGCTAGCGGTAAACGACACAATAAGTGTTCCAACATATGTGGTCAGTGGTCAACGAATTTCTAGCATAACTCCAAACTTTATTACCATCGGTGCAACTGCATATGCTCGTATAGTAATGACATTTGGAGCCAATAACACTAGCCCGACAAACACTGCTGTTAACAACATTAATTTTAACAGCTCTGTGGCAGCAACATACGCATCTGCACTAAGCACTACTAGAACAGACTTTTTAGTATCGTCCGCTAGCACAGCAGCAATTACTGACGTGCTATCAGCAGCTAATTTAAGCAGTGGGCAAGGTATTGCTTCTATAACAGCTGACTACACGAGAATTTTAGGCACACTGTATACTAGAATTATAATGACGTCAGTGGCTAATTCGACATCAACGTCTGGAGGAAATGTGGCGGTAACAGCAACTTCTGCGGCCACTGCTACATATGCATCTGCACTAAGCACTGCTAGGACAGATTTCTTAATAACTAACACTCAATACGCTACTAGCGGTATTGCTGTAGGTGATACACTAAGTATAGCTACGTTTATAACTGGTGGCCAAACCGTTAACACTATAACACAAAGTTATATTTCCATTAGTGGAACACCGTATACTAGAATTGTTATGAGTGCTGTGGCTAACTCTACATCAACTAGCGGTGGTGGTAATGATCAAACTGTGACTGTGACTGCTGCCGGTTCTGGTTCAACTTATGTGCTTAAAAACTTCTTGTTCTTTACCAGCTCAACGTGGGAAGCATCTGGAGCAACAATCAGCACCAAAGTTGCCTCAGATCAAACAGCATTTCCGGCGGGAACTTCTGTGGCCAGCGTAGCTACTAGAACCTTTGGTGCAACAACAGTGTATCGTGTGACATTTACGCAGTCATCAAATGCCACTATTAATGCTGCTGCCACACTGAAATTCCAATTTGGAGCGTTCTTTGCTCTACCAGGTGAGCAGGTATTTTCCTTCATTAGTAATCCTGGAGAATCTAATCGATTAGATTTAACAGAATTGAAAGAACTAACTGCAACAGCCATTGGAGGTCGAGGTGCGTTTCCAAATGGTCCCGACGTGCTAGCTATCAACGTCTATAAGGTATCTGGCGGAGCAGTTCCTGCTAGCATTATTTTACGTTGGGCAGAAGCTCAGGCATAATGTATAGTATATCTTGGTGGGCTAGTAGCACTGATCCTAGCACTGACCCACCTCGTCCATTATACACTGTTAAAATATCTGGCCCTAGAAGTGTTGTGACTGCACACAGCATTGTCTGGGTCACGGATCGACCCGACTACGTAGAAGATATGTATTGGGGAATAGTAAACTGCCTAGACGGCGTTTATCATTGCTGTTTTACGGGCAAGGTAGATTGGCTGTAGCGATACCGACGTTGTTCCCACCATAAGATCCATGGCAGTATATGTGCCACTGCCATGATAAACCACATCCATGCCATTTCTGGCATGATAAAATAAAATCCACAAACGTGACTTCCGTGGAATATACTCAATATGCCCAGTATAAAAAATACTGGTGCAGGTGATAAACTTAAAAATTGTTTTAATTTACGCATATTAAATTAATTGCTCTCTTAAAATTTCAATGATAGTTTGAATTTTCAGTTGTGTATTTTTATTTTTAAGGCTAGACTCTAAGCCTTGATGAGTGGGCTTTGGTAAACGATTTATGTTAAACCATCCCCATCCGGAGTGTTCATCGCTGAGTTCAATACAAAATTCACTGTCGATAATGCAAAAATAAGTGTTAAAATTAAACACTAGATCATTGCTGACAAATTTTTCCAGAGGAATAACTTTTTGAAAATCAGGAAGATGACCTAGTTCTTCAATGAGTTCTCGCTGAAGCCCTTGATAAGCCGTTTCATTTTCTAAATTAGTGCCGCCTGGTAAGACCCAACGTCCGGCATGTTTGCCTTCTGTTTTTTGTAATAAAAGAATTCGTGAAGTGTCCTTGGCACAGATAATTGCACCACTGCATTCTATACGATCTTTTACAGTTCTAATCTCCATGTGCCGGCCCTATATTCACCTTCAAACGATTTAACCCAAGATTGTCCATTCCATTTGTATTGGACTCCTGTGTATATATTAGTTTGATAGATCAACAGGTCTTGACTCTGGCTAGCATCAAAGATAACAATCCAATTTGTGCCATTGTATTCTATGATGTCATTTTCTTCTATTACTGGATCGCTGAGATCTGTGCCTTTCCATGCCGCAGGACCATCATAGGCCCAAGTATATGGAGTTTCACCCACAGATCCATCCACGTTATCACTGGTATTGATACTTTCAATGACCAAATATCTAGCACCTATAGTGGCTGCGGCAATGCCATGTCCTGGACCTACTCTTGTGGGATCTATGATGGCATCAAACGTTCCAGGACTACCGGGTCTATATAAAGAACTTAACTCTGTGTTAGTTGGAAACGTGTCGGCATCATAATTTATAGTTATATACGCTTCGTTGAGAGCATTTAAACTGATAGTTCCCACAACCTCAGTAAAATCATTTTGTTTCAAATAGAGTTTACTAAATCCAGCTTTATATTTTCCAGGATGTTGTTCAAGTAATACACGCCAGTTAATTGGTGTTCCTTGTCGTTGTGGAATATCTAAACTGTCATTGGGTGCAGATACATGTTCATTAAAATCCATTATTTGTGCTTGACCATTGATAACCAATATAGCAAAGCCACCAATAGTGGTTTTTACAACATTTAATAAATTACCACCTGCTGGAGCAGTGCCTGCCATGCTGGATTTTGCACTACCACTGGGGAATAGTTCACTGCCAAATTCACTTTGAAGATCTAATGAGGGTGTATTATCAACACCTTGTATAACACTGGCAACAATCTCAGTGATCACGCCTAGTTGTTTAATCTTAACAGGAGGACTGAGATATATTGGCGCTTCTAAAGTCAGTGTAGCAATGTCAATGTTAGTGTTAGTGCCAATGGGTATAGACCTATTACTAAAAGTTAACTGTGTTAGTTCCACAGTGCTGAGACTAGTCCAGTCAATATAGTTGTCAGTGGTTTGTATTTCTAAACTAGGATTAAACAATACCAGCAGTTGTTCTAGTATTTGTAATTTTTGATCTGTGTTAGTTGACCATATATCCACTTTAAAACTAATCTTATAAGGTGTGGGCATTAAGCGTTCCACTGTATATCTATAACCTTGACTGCTAGAATATGTGTCGGTTTCGGCATCATATTCACGTTCTCTAATGTGCATTTTTCCAACATATGAACTGTCAGCTAGTCTAGTCCTATCTTGTTCTAGATTAAAAATATAAACAGCCATTCGGGGAGCCGCACCAATTTTGTTTTCACTGTTGTCTTGCAATATGTGTGCGGCCTGACGATCACTATCCCCGTATAGCACAGGAACTCTAACCAGTGTGCCATCACTGTATTTGACACTGAAGTTACTTAACAATCTAATAACTTGCGTGATGTATCTTCTTATTTGCCCGTCGTAAAAATGCAACATTATAAATCTGCCCTAGGTTTAAGTGCTTTTGACAAGCTGGATCTTTGTTCAATAACTTCTGAATAGATAGACCATTCAATGCGTTGACCAAGATCAATGGCATCTAATACTTTGAATGCCAGGAATCCTGATTGATTTAGAATTTGTATCTTAGATTGTGGCATGATATTTCTATCTACAAATAGTTTAACGCCATAGGTGCTGTTATACGTAGTTCTTGTTGTGACAATCCCTGTGGTTCTATTAAAGGCACTGGTCTGATCTGTTAGTGTAAATGTATTTGTAGTTTTGGCAATAAACGTATCAGAATTAACTTTGCCCAACAATGTCTTATCAGTGTTGTTGATAAATCCAGTCTTCTGTGTGCTACGAGTATCAGTATTGGTCAGTGTGTGACGTTTCATATCTTCATACTTGGTCCAACGTGTGCTGGTATATCTAAACAATCTGTTTGGAAAGAAATCAGTGCGAAGAAAGAAATCGCCTTCGAATGGATTCACTGGGAAATTAATACCATGTCCAAAGTTAACACCGTTGGGTGCAACACCATCCTCCAATAGATAACCACTGTAGCCATCTCTCATTGGACGTTCGTTGATTCTACTTGTGTCTAAGTTAGTCATAGATGCATCCAGATTAGATTCATCTATAGTTTGCAGTAATGGATTGCCGTATTCATCCACAGCCAAGTTATAGAATTGACCAGTTTCAAAACCACTCTTTGGAGCATCTGCTTCTGCTTGTGCAATAACTCCGTCGTTGATTTGCAAGTCTTTGTTTCTAGTGCTTAATATATCTTGCAGAGTATTGCCACCGTAGCTGTCAAAGTAGTTGCCATCTGTTGGTGCATTGCCAGTTGTCCCAGCAGTGACTTGATATAATGCACCATTGTAACGAACAATCTGTCCAGGCACATAGGTTTTAGCAGCATCATAATCACCAACGAATTTGTCTTGATCTGCACCTGTAGGTTTAGTCAGTATATCGGCAAACTGCTGACTGTCGATTACTTTTTTAAGTTTTAATCTGTATAAGTGTGGATACCAAGTTTGACTAAACCCTTCACTGGCACGCCCCACATCATCAATGCTGTAGTAGCGCGGCAAACTAACGTCAAATCCGTTGAGAGCAAATTCGTCTTTTAAGTGTGGCAGTTCTATGACATCACCACTGAGTGGTTTACGGCCAACAATCGAAATCCAATCGTTGATATGCACCACCATCATGATCATGTCATTGTCAATGAAAATACCAAATTGACTTAGATTAAAGTCAAGATTTTGCACTTGATAATGGCCCCTGCATCTATAGATATCAGGATCGTATTTTCGATCACGATTTTCTAACAACAGCAAGTCTTGTATGTTAGTTTCACTTTGCGTAGCATACTGCGGTTGATCAGCAGTGGCATTAGCATCGGTAGGATTCTTGGGTCCTAGATATTTGTGAACATATACGTCCGTGCCGCCAATCTGAAACATTTCAGAAACTTGTCGGTCTATGAACTTATAGTCGTTGCCCTTTTCTGGACGGTATAGGCTTAGTCTTGGCATAATACATATTTAGCGGGCATAAATATAGTTGGAGAATCAAATGTCTGAAAATAGCAACTTAGAAGAACGTCAAAAAGTCTACGATTACATACGTGCTATGCTGGGCGACGGCATGGTAGATGTAGAGCTTGATCCTATACATTATGAAACTGCTGTTGATCGTGCGCTAACACGTTTTCGTCAACG